CGTTTTGCAGATGGTTTTGAACACAGAATATTATTTGGACTTGCTGCTCATCAAAATCCAAAGATATTTAATTTTACTTTTAATGTTTCGGAGACAGAAGCAGATGTTATAGAAGGATTCTTGGACAGTAGAGCTAATGATAGTGCCAGTTTTGATTTTACTCCACCAGGAGAGGGTTTTACAAAAACAGGAACTTATTCTCAGTCAGGAACTACAGTTACAATCACGATTACAAATCATGGTGTTGCAGTAGGAGATGAACTGACAGTAGATTATACTTCTGGCTCTGCTACTGATGGTACGTTTATTGTTGCCTCTATTGCAGATTCAAATACTTTTACAGTAACGGCTGCTGCCAGTGCCACTAATAGTGGGAATGTTTCTATCACATTGTCTGGTGCTGGCAAATATGTCTGTGAATCTTGGAATAAATCTATTCCTTACAATAATCGTGCCACAATACAGGCAACATTCAGAGAGGTGTTTGAACCATGAGTAGTGCTTCTGTTGTTAGTGATCTACAAAGTATAAATCCATCAGCAATAATAGAACTTTTTACTCTTACAACAGTAACGCATTAGGAACAATTACAGCTATTCTTTTGAATGTAAATGAAACTACAACAGGAAACGATTTAACTGGTGCTACTGTTACCCGAATCAGAACTCTTGCTAAGTTTTTAGATGCTGTAAACTTTCCTAGCAATGTAAATCCTTATGGCACACCAGATCCTAATGCAGAGTTTCCACAGGAAATTTACTCCATTGATCGTAAGTCAGCAGAAAATAGAGAAGTGGTAACTTTTGAACTTGCAGCAGTAATAGATTTGGCAGGTATTCGTGCTCCCAAAAGGCAATGCACAAGAGCAGAATTTCCTTCTATTGGAACTATTAACGGATGAATTGGAAAGAGGCTGCATTGGTTCATGCGAAAGACCAAGACCCAAAAGAATCTGTTGGATTGTTAGTAAATATCAAAGGTAAAGAAAGATATTTTCCTTGTAATAATCTTGCTATGACTGCACATCAATGTTTTATCCTTGATCCAGTTGATTATGTCAAAGCATCAAATCAGGGAGATATTGTTGCTGTTGTTCATTCTCACCCTGTAACTCCACCAGTTGCTAGTCAGGCAGATAAATTAAGTTGTGAACAAAGCAAACTTCCGTGGCATATTGTTAACCCTAAAACAGAACAATGGGGATATTATGAACCATCAGGATTTAAAGCACCATTATTGGGACGTCCGTGGGTTTGGGGTGTTACTGATTGCTGGTCTTTAGTAAGAGATTGGTATAAACAGGAAAAAGGTATTGAACTTAGAGATTGGGAAAGACCTATAACACCAGAAGAATTTTTAAAAGATCCAATGTTTGAAAGATGTGCTTGGAGAACTGGTTTTAGACAGTTGAGACAGGAAGAAAAGTTAGAAAATGGTGATTTATTATTCATGTCAATCATGGCAGATGGATTAAATCACGTTGCTTTGTTCCTTGATGGTGAAGTATTACACCATTTAACAGATAGACTTAGTTGTAGAGAATCTTATTCTGAATGGTTACTAAAATGTACAGGAGGGAGGTATCGTTATGCTTCG